ATACCCAAATCAACAGCGTACTGTAATGGGGTGATGGCTACAGATGCAGTATTCATCAACTCTGTTTTTTTTCTTGCCGCTTCGTTAGTCAAATCCTCTTGAGTCGGAACTGGTGGCTCAATGAGTACCGGATAACCTTTATTATTAGCAGCAATCACTTTTCCTTCCGATTGCCCATTCAATAAAGACGTATATTTCACATCGGTTATTTTGACGCCATCAGTCGGCCATGAACTTGATAGTTCATACTCAGTGATTAGTGAATCATCGTAAAAACCATTACTCGAAGAACTATAATAAATTGTCACGGTCAGTATCCTATTGCATACCAGTAAGAGCCATTTTGGTCACTACCAATCGATGCGGTCGTAGTTGTAAAACCTGTTACCATTGACCAGTTGTCTTGTCCGGCATTACCACTTGGACGAATTATTGTATTTTGCACATTCAGGCAAGCGCTCGGGAAAGCGATAGGGAATGTGACGGTATTATTACCTATGGTTGAGTTTTTTATAACTCCCCATTGAAATATAATTCCTGTATTGGTGTCCTTGTACCATCCATTTGCAGCTCTTAGGGCAGTATTTGTTTTTTGATACCGTGCATCGCTCTGCGTTGTATTGTAATAGCTGCCTTTAGACTGATAACGTCCGTCAAACGTTACAAAACTTGTCGGGTTGAGGTTGCCAATAACTGAGATATTTGCAGTTGCTGAGTTGCCTCTTATCTCAACCCCACCATCAGCTTTTAACGCAAAATTATTTGCTCCCACATAATTCACGATATGTATATCTTTGGTAGATGTACCTTGCCCGATATATCCAAGATTGCCACCCTCAGCTAAAGTAAAATATAAAACAAATGCTGTATTGGCTGTTTTTTGCTTTACACTCAAGATGGGAACAGTAAGTGGCCCAGTCATTGTGTCGCCAGCTTTTGCTACCGCGCCCACCTCAGCTGGCGTGGGCTTATTCCCGGTGTGGTAAAACTCAAACCACGGATTCCATGTTTTTGCTGCGTCGCCATTATATGTACGGAAAAGCGCTCTGTTTCCTCCATTAGAATAAGCGGCGCTAAATTGTATTGGGTAATTCCCACTCAGGCCTGAAAAACTAATCAACGAGGCAGTAATTCCAGGCCCGTTTAGCGCGTCAGAATAAGTAAATGATACGGCATTAATGGGCAAATCATTAGCGCTAACGACCTCCGCACCCGCTGTTTGCGATGCCCTGACAGAACGCAAAGCCAGTGCCCCACCATTTGCCAAAACACGCCCGGCGGTAACATCATCTTTTGATGTCTGCACATTCGCGGTAGCAGCAGTTCCCAGCCCCAGGTTAGTGCGCGCAACGGCTTTATCTACCAAATCTGAGAGATTGTTAGTCTTTTGCAGCGCATTGACGATGCGCGTATCATTCCCCGCCGCCACAGTCCCCGCCGTTATGCCAACGTCTAATAATGCAGCACCTTTCAGATCCAGATTTTTACGTGATGTAGCCTTGTCTTTCACGTCACTAAGATTGGCGTCCTGCCGTAAAAAAAGGCCGTCTCCTGTGGCGACCTTCAGCTCAATACTGGCTGTTTCTGAAACCGCCAGGCGGTACTGCAGATTAATGTTAATACCGCTTTCAGGTTTTTCAATAGCGGCACTGTTAGCCACAGAATACAGTTCGCCGGCATCGGTCAGCAGCCCTCCTTCACGCATGGTGAAGCCACCAATATCCGCAGGGATAACAATGTGCGCAATCCACTGATTGGGCTGGTCAGGAGAGACTTCAAGTGAGGAAATTGCCCCCCGATATACTTCGTGGACCAGCGCAGTTCTGGCCGGATCAGGGGTAACAGCCTGGCCGCCGCCATCACCAATGACAAAATCTTTAATAACGACTGGAATACCACTGGCTGAGGATGCGGCTTCCAGCTCCTTGCCCTTATTGGTGAGTATGCTGTAATACTGCTCAGCCATAACTATTCTCCTGCTTCAATAATAATATCAACGTATGCGGTCATTGCACCGCCGGTGTAATACATCCCGTTCGCACCCAGATCGGCAATGACATCGATGGTGCTGAGCAGGCTGCGTAAATTTTTTGCCTTATCAACCTGCCGCCGAATGCGCTGATAAAGCGCCTCATCAATCGCCTGCTGGCTGTAGACTTCTATCCGGAAGGTGTATGGAGCCTTTTTCGGTTCATCCTCCCACCACTCAACGACCGTTGTGGGTAGACTTACCGCGCCGAGCGAGCGGCGCACCGCCCCGGCAGTGCCCCGGTGCTGATGTACATAGGCCGCATCCTTTATGACCTGCCGCTTTTCCTCCTCACTCCAGCTGTCCTCCCAGAAATCCACAGCAAACTCCCAGGCAAGCCAGGGTAGTAGCTCTGCCGGGCACGTATCGGGGTTTTTAACCAGCCGTACCATATTGGTATCCAGAGAAAGAATTTGCTCTGTTCCTGCCTGCTCCATCGCTCGCTCTTCGCGATATGAGCCTGGCGGCAGCAGGGTACGAAACTTATCTGCCATTGTTTTAGGCCTCCCCGCGGGTAATATTGATTGCCGTACACCATGGGGCTTTACCGGCTTCGGCCTCCAGATCGGCGGTCGGGCTGATGAGCTTCACACGGACAACGCCGGGTTGCTGTAGCGCCGCATAGATGGCCGACAAAGGCACAACGGTATTAATTCTGTGGGACAGGCTGGCATATTGCGTGACGACGCTGATGGCGTTATCCAGCACCGTTTGCGCATCAGGACCATCCGGAATTTCAAGCTCTGCTGTGATGGCATAATTTCCGATCATTGCACTCTGTACGCTCACAAAATCTGTCAGGGGTCGTACCTCATCAGCGTTCAGCGTATTCGCCACGGTGTTAAGCAGCGCAGGACTTGCGGTTCCATCTCCCGTTCGGGAAAGCACATACACATCCACCTCTCCCGGGCGGTTATGCGTTTCAGGGCCATAGGCATCCGCGTCCAGCACATCCTTGTCCGCTTTAGACTTCGCATAAAACCGATAGGCGTTACGTGCCCCCGCAGTGTTAAGCTGCGCCCACGACAGCTGAATACGCTCACGAAATGCGTTATCGTCTTCCAGCACGGCCTCAACCGGCGGTATCGCCTCCGGATCGGCCTGAGTGATTACCAGCCGTTCAACGTTGAAAGCCGCTCCCAGCTGATCGAGATCGGCCCCTTTTGCGCTGGCAAGAAACACCGCCCGCACCGCATCGTTGACGCGCTGAAAAGCCAGCGTGAGCTGGTAAGCATTAACCTCCCCTTGCTTATAGGCCGGGTCTGATTCCAGCAGCGCGTCAAACGCCGGGTCCAGTTCGCGCAGCCGGGCAAGCCAGCGGGAAAAAATCTCATCGGCATCCGGCGCCACAATGGCATCCGGCACCGCCAGGGCAGAGAGATTAATTACGTCATAGCTGCTGGCCATAGATCTGTATGCCTCCCACCGTCACCGGCGCTGTGTTTTCTTTATTCACGCCCTCAATATCCAGCGTGCAGGATGAGAGCTCATCCTGAGCGAACGTCACCACCACTTTTGTCACCTGCAGGCGAGGCTCCCAGCGCGCCAGCGCCGAGGCGGTGGCCGCAATAATGCGCAGCCGGGTCAGGTCATCGCGCGGGTTATCCACCAGCGAAAATAAATCGCTACCATAATCGCGCACCAGCACGCGGCTGCCGACGGGCGTGGTCAGAATATCGCTGACCGACTGGCGCAGATGTGCAGAGCCCGACAGGCGCTTGCCCGTCCGGCGATCGGTTCCGTTCATGTTTATTTTCCGTATGAGTGCTGCCAGAGGCGGCAGAATTAACCGAAGTAATCCGGTCCGGATTTGTCTTTATCGCCTGCTTTGGTTTTTTTAGACGACCCGGAAGGCGGGCGGATATCCACGACCAGGTTATACGAGTAGCTGAACCCTGCCGGCGTCACTGAAAATACCAGCGATTCCACCACCCAGGCACGATCTTCCCGTGAACCAAAACCTGACGTTATTACGCCGGATTCAGCCGTCAGCGGCACATGTTTCGGGCGGCATGGACCTGTGAGCGTCATTTTCTGCTCATTGCGTTTCGCCTGGGTCTTCTTCGCTTTGGCATGCTGGTCAGCAGCATCCTTTGCCGGTTGCGTGTAGGGATTAGCCATCGATGGACCATCGTGATCAACGGTCGAGGTTTTCGTCCGGCCGTCGGTTTCATCATAGTAACGTACGCCAATTTTCCCGGCTGTCTTACCTTTACTGCCGGTGGCTTTCCCGGTTGAACTTCCACGATCGCCCTCGCTGTACGACCAGGTGGACACTTCGCCCGGCGTGAGGGTTATCGGCCCGGCGGACTCACCCGCAGCGTTTTCAGCTGCCCCTTGTTTCAGGAAAAGCCAGTAGCCGCCGGAAGGCTTGCTGACCGCATTGAATTTTTTCGCCAGCCGGGTCAGAAGGTTCGCATCGGACTCTGCTACCTGATCGAGGTGGTCAATATGAATATCCGCCAGCGCGCCGGCAACTTTCGGGATCAGGCCGTTATCCGCCGCCACCGTTTTCACCAGATCGGCAAGACGCAGATCATCCCAGCTGCGGGTTTTCTGGCTCAGCACATCGCCCGGTTGTTTTTGCGCGTTCATAGGGGCCGCCGTGGCATAAAGCTCAATCCTGCGCGGCGGCCCGCTGCTGGAAACGCCGCACACAACGAACCAGCCCTTATCCACCAGCTTATCGTTAAAACCCAGCGCAACACGCAGGCGAGCCCCTTTTGTAGGTAAAGGCAGGGTTTCCGACAGCAGAGAAATTTTCAGCTCGTCAGCTTTCGCCGTGGCGCCGCCGTTATCCGTCAGCGTCATTTCCAACAGGCTCTGCTGCAGCGCGTGAGTAATATCCT